ACCGCCGCGGGCCTCTCGACTCCGAGGGCGTGCCCTATTGGCTCGAGCCGATCTATCCCGCGAGGCTCACCCGATCGGGCTCGACGCTGTACCTCGATGGCGAGGCCGTCGAGGCGTCCCGGTTCGGCATCATTCACCGCGCCATGTTCCCGGCCACGAGTGGCGACGTCTCGACGGTCCTCCGACTCGCTCGCGCTCAGATCGGCGCCGCGGCCGCGGCGGTGAGTTATACCTCCGAATGGTGGGAGGCCGGCGGCGCGCCGATGACCGTGCTCAAGAGTGACGCGCCGATCGAGAATGACAAGGCCGTAGAGATGGCCGAGCGGTGGGCCGAGCGCCGGCTCGAGGGCCCAGGCTTGCCGGCGGTCCTCTCCGATGGCCTCGACGTCTCGGCCTTCGGCGCTGATCTCGGGAGTGAGGCCGCCGATGCGGCCGGCGATCGCCTCGCCGCGGCGGTGGCGCGGTACTTCGGCGTCCCGCCCGATAAGGTGAACGTGCGCAATCAGGCGAGCTCGCTCACCTATTCCACGACCGAGATGGCCGGCACCGACCTCATCCGGTACACCGCCCTCGGCTACACCGAGGCGATCGGCGATCGCGTGAGCACCGAGCTCCCGGGCCACGAGATCGCTGGCCGGCGCATCCGGGTCGATCCGAGCCTATTCACCCGCGCCGATCAGCTATCGCGCTATCAGGCCTGGGCCATCGCCCTCGATCCTGCGACCGGATGGATGGACGTTGACGAGGTGCGCGAGCGCGAGGGCCTACCGCCACGAGAGCGCGTGCCGGTTCCCGCACCTATCGAGGTTCCAGCATGAGCGAACATCTCCCGATCACCACGCTCGCCCAGGGCTCGATCGCCATTCGTGAGTCCACCGATGGCGATGGCCGCACCGTTTCGGGTGTGGCGGTGCCCTGGGCGAGCCGTGCGGTGAATACACGCGAGTACGGCTCAACGCCCGAGCGTTTCGAGCGCGGAGCATTCTCGGCGGCGCTGGCCGCCAGGGCAGGGCGGCCGGTACCGCTCCTCGATCGGCATGGTGAGCTCGGCGGCGCCGTCATCGGCGCCGTCATGTTCACCGAAACCGAGGAGGGCCTCGAGTATGAGGGCCGGCTCCTCACGAGCCAGCGAGCCCAGGATGCCGGCGAGATCATCGCCGCCGGCGTGGATGGCGTCTCGCTCGAATTCTACCCAGGGCCCACCGCCCGCGATGGCGGCGAGGCCGTCCACAAACGGGGCTCGATCCGATCGGTGATCGGGCTCGCTCTCGCCTACGCTCCGGCGCTCGCCGGCGCGAGCGCATCCGTCCGCATGGAGGGCAGACAAATGGAAACGATCGCCACCGAGGCGACCACTCCCGAGCGACCGGCTCCGGCCGAGATCGTCCCGCCGATCAACGTCGAGGCGATCACCCGCGCCGTCGTGCGCACCGAGCTCGACGAATTCCGCCGCACCCTCGCCGAGACGGCGGCCGCCGGCCGCGGCGACCCGTTCGATGCCATCCGCTCGATGCGGGGCCTCGGCGAGATGTACGTCGCGGGCTCCGACAAGGCCGCCGCGCTCGACGTCCGCCGAGCGTTCGCCCGGGCGCTCGATGACAACATCACCGGCGACAGCGCCGGCGTCGTCACTCCCGGCGTCATCCAGGACGTCAAGCGGATCGTCAACGCCGGCCGCCCGGGTATCGCCGCATTCGGCGCTCAGGGCCTGCCCGATGAGGGTATGGCCGTGACGTGGCCGTACCTCGAGACGGGTACCGCGCTCACCGATCTCTTCGGCGCTCAGCCGACGGGCGAGAAGAACGAGATCGTTTCCGGCGAGGTTCACATCGACCTCGGCTCGAGCAACCTCATCACATACGCCGGCGGTAGCGATATCTCCTACCAGTTGCTCCGGCGCTCGAGCCCGAGCTACCTCGAGGCGTACACGCGCATTCTCCTCGCCGCCTGGGCCCTCATCACCGATACCGCTTTCGTCAACGCCGTCGAGGCCGCCGGTACCGGCTCCGTCGTGATCGATTGGGCCGCGGCCACCCTCGAGGAGATGCAAGAAGCCGCGCTTACCGCCTCGGTCGCGATCAAGGCGGCCACGGGTCAGCCGGCCGAATTCATCCTCGCCGGTGACGCCACGTTCATCGCCATCGGATCGAAGATGACACCCGCGCCGATCGTCAACGCGCTCGGCACCGCCACCGCCTCGACGCTCTCGGTGAGCCTCTCGGGACTCCCGGTGCTCCACGATCCAGCTGTGAACGTGGGTACGGCCGTGATCTCGAATCGCGAGGCCGCTCGGTGGTTCGAGGATGGGCCATTCCCGGCCACCGAGGAGGACGTCGCCAAGCTCGGGCGAAACGTCGCCTATTGGTCGATGGGCGCCGCCGGCGTGTTCGTCCCGGCCGGCGTCGTCAAGTCGGCCACGAGCTAGCCCAGGCCGCCCGGTGGCATGGGTTGAGGGCGATGCGGTCCTGACATTCGTGGGCATCGCATCGCCCTCACAGGAAGAGGAGGATTGGGCGGCGACGGTCGCCGCGGCGATCTCCGCCGGTTTCGATCATCGCCTCTCGGACGCCGACGTGGATGGCACCGAGCCCGAGCTCGTGGCCGCGGCGCTCACGGCGGCCGGTGACGCCTATAAGCGGCGCGAGACGCCGTTCGGTGTCACCGGCTACGCCGATCTACAGGGCGCCGCGATCAGGGTGGCTCGTGACCCGCTCGAGGCCGTCGAGCCGATCCTCCGCCGCTATGCCACTCCCGGCATCGGATGATCGCCGAGAGCCGTGCCGAGTTCCATGCCGCGATGGCCGGCGCCTCGATCCGATCGGTGGACGCCGGCGGGCTCGTCAATCCGCCCTGCGTCGTCCTCTTCCCGGCCGATGGATGGCTCACACCGCGCACCCTGGGCGGTGGCTATGAGATCGCGTGGCGGTTCGTGGCCGTGACAGGAAAGGCCGATATGGTCGCCGGCGTGGCCGAGATCGACACACTCGCCGAGGCGACCGTCGCCGCCCTGCTACCGCTCCGCGGGTGGGATAGCGCCGAGCTCGACCGCCCGGGACCGATCCAATTCGAGGGCCTCACCGAGTATTACGGTGTGCCCGGTCGCATCGTTCACCGATAGGAGGGCCTCTAAGTGCCGGCAAATCCGCAAATCCAGAAGTCGATCAAGTTCACCCTGCAGGCCGCGAGCGAGGGCTCGCCCGATGATTTCTCGGCCGATTGCATCGACCTCGCGGTGGTGCCCGACGTGCCCGACGACGTGACCGTGACGACGCTCGATGACGTGACGCATAGCGACGTCGGGCCGATCGCCTGGGCGATCGAGGCGACCGTCATCCTCGATTGGGATTCGACCCGCCCGGGGCTCGCTCGCTACCTCTTCGACCATTCGGGCGAGGCCGCGGCTTTCGTCCACAATGCGTACGATCCGACCCAGGCCGAGAGCTCGCTCGAGCCCGAGATGACCGGGACGTGCCGGCTCGTGCCGATCCAGTACGGCGGCGAGGGCCATGCCTTCGCCCAGGCGACCGTCCGGCTCCCGATCACCGGGACGCCGACCCTCGACGAGACGACCTAGGCGAGCCGGAATGGCTCGCGGTAGCAAACCGGCCATCGCAGTCGAGGGCGCTCGAGAGCTCGCCCGCGCCCTCAAGGGCCTTGAGGGCGGCCTCGATGATCTCAAGGACGTTCACCGCGAAACAGGCGAGATCGTGGCTCAGGAAGCCAAAGAGATCGTGCCGCACCGCTCCGGCGCCCTGGGCCGCTCGATCCGTGCCACCCGTCGCAGGGCCGGCGCCACCGTCGCCGCCGGCCGCGGCCGCGTACCCTATGCGGGGCCCATCCATTTCGGATGGCGCCGGCGCAACATCGAGCCACAACCGTTCCTGTATGAGGCCCTCGATCGCCGCCGCGATGCGGTGATCGCTACCTATCACCGCGGAGTCGATCGGCTCGTGAGCGATGCCAAACGGAAGATGCCGAGATGAGGACCAATGATGGATGCCGACCAAATCGACGTGGCCGCGATCGAACCGCCCACCCTCGAGAGCCTCACATTCGGCGAGATGGCGGAGCTCGAGCGCCAGTCCGGGCGGCCGATGACCGAGCTCATGGCCGCGGGCCCGATGACGATCACGCTGGTCGCGCTATGGGTGAGCGAGTCGAGAAGCTCCGCGAGGCCGCGGTCATGGCAAGAGCTCGCCGCCCTACGGCCGTACGTCAGGCCATCCTCGCCCTCGCAGTCTCGACGGGTTGGCCGCCCAGCGAGATCGAACGGCTCAGGATCGGCGACGTCGAGTACCTCACCGAGCTAGCCCAGGCCCGGGCTCGCCGGCCATCGATGAGGATGCGACGTGGCCGATAGCACGATCTCGGTGGCGATCACCGGCGATGCGAGATCGCTCATTCGAGAGCTCGATAAGTCCGGCAAGAAGCTCGGTGTATTCGCCGGCGTCACCGCGGCCGTATCAGCGCGGGCGATCACGTCACTCGAGAGCATCGGCGCCGGCGGGGGGGTTTCCCGCGCGGGCGCGCTCGGCGAGGCCGACCGCCTCGGCGATGCGGTTCTACGGCTCACCGAGAAGCTCGGCGACGCCGCACCCCAGGCCATCGAGCTCGCGAAAGGATTTGAGCGGTTCGGGCTCAGCAAACAGGACAGCGCCGAGCTCGCCGCCAATTTCGCCGATTTCGCCTCGGCCCTGGGCCTCTCGGCCGACAGTATCGCGCCGCTCACCGATGACGTCCTCAAGACGGCCGGCGCGCTCTCGCTCATCACCGATCAGAAGCCCGATGAGGTGATCGATCTCATCGGCAAGGCGGCCGCTGGCTCCGAGAAAGCGATGAGGGCCCTCGGTATCCACGTTGACGAGTCAGCTGTGGCCGCGGCCGCCCTCCAGGCATCCGGCAAGGACAATCCGAAGATGCTCACCGATACCGAGCTCGCCGCCGCTCGGCTCGATGCGGTCCTCGCCGCCCTCGCGCCCAGGATGCACGCCGTCGCCGATGGCGAGCAAGACGTCGAGGGCAAGACGCGCGAATTGCAGGCCAAGATGGAGAGCCTTCAGGCCGATATCGGCAAGCACCTCGAGGGCCCGTATCTACAGCTCCTCGAGTGGACGTCTGACCTATTCAGCGGCCTCGAGGCCGTCGCCGGCGCTCTCGGCACCCTGCCCGATGCATTCCGCGGCATGATCGCGCCGATCCTCGATCTCCTTGGCCCGCTCGCCCGCCTCGCCGATCTCCTCCGCGAGGTGATCGGGAATCTCCCGCTCGTGGGGAATGGGTGGGGCGGTGGCGGTGGCGGTGGCGGTTTCGGTGGCGGTGGCAATACCGCCGCGCGGAGCCCCGTCACCGTCAACGTCAACGGCGGCGACCCGGTGGAAACCGAGCGCGCCGTGCTCTCGGCGCTCACCAAATACACCGGCCGGAATGGTCAACTCACGAGGTTCGATTGATGGCCGAGCTATTCGCCAATGGCTCTCTCTCGACGGTCGCGGTGGCGGTCGATGACAATGACACCACCCTGACCGTCGATGACGCGTCAGGTTTCCCGGCGAGCGGCGATTTCCGCATCCTGGTCAACCTCGCCGACGGCTCCAATCCCGAGCTCATGAAGGTTACGGGCGTGAGCGGCGACGATTTCACAGTCGAGCGCGGCGCCGAGGAATATAACGGTTCCGACGTGCCCGTCGGCCACGACGTCGGCGAGCTCGTGCTCCTCGTGCTCACCGAGGCGAGCCTGGGCGAGATTTCGGGCGGTGGCGGTGGGCCCGCCACCGTCCACGTCTACGATACGGCGCAGTCGGCCACCGATCTCGCCATCGGCGCCGACGTCATCTACGCCGAGGTGTGGGCGATCGGTGGCGGTGGCGGTGGGGCGTCGGCTCGATCCAATAGCACCGCCGCGGCCGGCGGTGGCGGTGGCGGTGGCGCCTGGGACCATGCCAAGGTGCTCAAGGCCGATCTCGGCTCGAATATCAAGGTGACAGTCGGCGCAGCCGGCACCGGCGGCACCGCCTCGGCCAACGGCAATAGCGGCACCGATGGCGGCGAGAGCAAGGTGACGAATAACGGCGCCACCGTCACATTCGTCCAGGCCGCCGGCGGTTTCGGTGGCGTCATCGCATCGGGCGCCGGCACGGGTGGCAAGGGCGGCAACGCGAAGGGCGTCTCGACCGCGCTGGGCAACAATGCGCAGGGCCACGGGATGTTCGGCGGCGGGCCCGGGACGTCCACCGGCACCGATCACGGTGCGCCCTCGACCGGCCGCGGTGGGGCCGCCGGCGGTGTCGGCCATAGCAATAGCACCGTACCGGGCTCGCCGGCCAACAATGGCGGTGGCGGTGGCGGTGGCGGCCGCACGACCGGAACGTGCGCCGGCGGCGCCGGTGGCGGTGCGCCCTCGCCGGCCGCCACGCAAGGCACGGCCGGGACCGACGTCACCACCCTCGACGGGCTCCCCATCTTCGGCGGCTCGGGCGGCTCGGGCGGTGGCAACACCACCGCGGCCGGCGGCGCCGGTGGCGACCCGGGTGGCGGTGGCGGTGGCGGTGGCAATACGGCATCGCCCGGTAATGGCGGCGATGGCGGCGTGGGCGCCGTCGTGGTCATCCTTCACTACTAGCCCTCATGCCGGCGCCATATACGGGCCCGCTCGGCTCCTCGGGCCCGGGCGATACCGTCCTCGGCGGTTTCCTCGGCGTCTCGAGTCCGCCCGAATTCAGCGGGCCCGCCGAATTCGTCGAGGTGACGTCGGCCACGAGCTCGAGCGATGAGATCACCGCCACCCTGGGCGACGTTCCCGAGGAGGGCGATCTCCTCATCGCCTGGGCGGCCGGCACCTCCGACGTTTCCGCCACCGATCCGGCGGCGCCTTACTGGCCGGCCGGGTGGACTCAGGCCGAGAAATCGAGCTATCCCGACAATCGCACCGGCTATGCCGAGATGCGCTATCGGTTCGTGGGCGCCGGCGAGAGCGCCGCCGATGAGCTCACCCTCACGACGCACCCCTCCGATGATTTCATCGACGTCCGCCTCTATCTCGCCTGGTATAGGAATGTCGGCGAGTACGTCGAGTCGGCCGTCATCGCCAACGAGCCCGGGGCCGATCCAGGCGTGCCGACGGTCATGCCGGCTCAGCCGGGAGCACCGGCCCTCCTCGTCGTGGCCGTCATCCACGAGCCCGACTACACCGTATCGCTCTCGGGTGGCTACACCGAACGGATCGAAGAGACGACCGCCGGCGGCAACCGGCAAGCCTGGGAGCTATACGATCTCATCGAGGAGGAGGCCGACGACGACTATGGGCCCGGGCTCGCGTTCTCGGGCGCCGGCGGCGAGTCGGGGTGGTCGCTCGTCCACGCCGTATTCGGCGCGATCGAGGTATCGCCGCCACCCTCGGGCGAGGACGTCATCGCGTCATTCCTCGCCGATGAGATCGGGCTCCTCGAGGTGCTCCTCACCGACACCAGCGAGGGCGATATCGTCTCGTGGGCCTGGGATTTCGGCGACGGCACCGGATCGACCGCCCAGGGCCCGCACGAGCACACCTACGCGGCCGGAACGTATACGGTCATCCTGACCGTCACCGGCGCCACCGACAGCGATAGCGTCTCGGCAACGTTCACGATCGGCGAGGACCTCGCCGGCGAGGAGCCGGCGTTCCCGGCCATCCTCGAGGTGTACCTCCCGGCCGGCGGCGACGAATGGGGCTCGCCCGCGTGGGGCTCCTCGCAATGGTCCTCGGCCGCGTGGATCGATATCAGCCCCGAGGGCGTCACGGTCGATTGGGCCTACGGCGCCGACCGCGCCGACGTGGGCCTCGCGGTCGAGACGGTGGCAGGGCGGGCCCAGGCCGAGCTATACGATCCTGAGCGCCGGCTCGATCCTGCCAACAGCGATAGCGACCTCTGGCCGTTCCTCGTGCCCGATACGCCGATCAGGCTCAGCCACGGCGGCACGATCATCCGTACCGGCATGATCGAGTCGCTCGATTGGTCGGCGGCCGAGGATACCGGCGTCATCGCCGCCACCGATGACGTCTCGACAATGCGCCGCGGCATCGTCCCGGCCGGCTCGAGCCTGGGTGAGACGCTATGGACGCTGGCCGCCGATGCGGTGGCCGCCGCTGGGCTCCGCTATCCACTCATCCCGGGCCCAGGCGGCGCCGATGACCCGCCCATCTTCCCGGCCGACGTGACCGATGACGCCTCGGTGTGGACGCACATTCAGGCCGCCGCCGCCGGCGTGTTCTATCTCCCCTGGGTCGATGAGCACCGCAATCTCCGGTTTACCAATCTCCTCGAGCCGGTCGATGGCGGCCGCATCGTGGATGACTCGATCATGGTCGATCTCATCTCGCGGGTGAGCGATGATGGCCTCTATAGCGTCGTGCGCTGCCTCGCCGATGACGAGAGCACCGTCGAGGAGCGTTCCGCCACGCCGACACCACCCTACGGCCGCCGCATCCTAGAGCGCACCACGCCGACTCTCGACGCCGAGACGTGGTGCGAGATCATGCTCGCCGATCGCTCGGCTCGCCGCGTCCGCTACCGCCCTGGGCGCATCCTCGCCCTCACCGCGGCCGACGTCGATATGATGGCCGCCATCCGCATCGGCGAGCTCGTGACGCTCACTCACGGGCCGACGACGATCCAGGCCCTCGCGATGGGCATCCGCGTCAAGGTCCGCTCCCGCGGCCGCTCGGCATGGGATTGGTACCTCTCACTCGCCCAGGAAACCGTACTCGAGGAGTCATGAGCCATGCCCATTCCGACAAGGCCCGTAGACGGGGCCGATATCGAAACCGATTGGGGCCAGGAAATCCACGACCGAACGTTTGCGCCGAAAGGGTGCGACGTCGCCGGCGCCGCGGTGGCGATGCTCTCGGGCGGCACGATCCGCACCCTCCCGCTCGACACCGCCGCTCAGGACCCATCAGGGTTTCTCGACGCGGCCGGCAATCTTGTCGAGGTGCCGACCGATATGGAGGGCCTCTACCTCCTCTCGCTCCGGTGCAACACCGTCACCGGCTCGAGCGCCGACAAGACGCGCATCTTCGTCAACGTCAACGGCGGCGAGGTGACGCGAGCGATCGAGGACCAGTCGGGCGGGACCAACGTGCCGATCTCGGTATCGGCCATCCTCGATCTCGTGGCGACCGACCAAATCCAGGTGCGGGCTCAGCAAGTGGGCTCCGGCGCTCGAGCCGACGTCAACATCGTCTCGCTCTCGCTGCTACGCCTGGGCGCCGAGTACGGTTGAGCCGTGCCCGATCCACGTCAGCCAGTCCACCGGCGCCAGAGGGCCGACCCCACCGAGCCTCACGTCAGCCACGAGCTCAGTAATTGCACGATGGCCGCCGGCGCCACCGCCTACGGTTTCACGGTGCGCGATCCGGCGGCCACGCGGCCGCAAGGCGGCTCGCTCCGCCACCGTCAATCCGATCTCCTCGGCGGCACCGATCTCGGCGACCTCCGAAACGCATGGCGCGCCTATGGTGACAAGCCTCTCGAGATTCGCTCCGGGCGTGGTTGGGCCGGCGTCGTGGTCGCTCTCGACGTCGAGGCCCGCATGGTGGTCGCCCAGGGTACCGGGCTCGCCCCGGGCGCCTCGGGCGTCCGCGTGCCTCACGCGGTCGCCATCTTCCCGAAACGCGATCGAGCCGGCCGCCGGCTCATCTCCGACCCTTGGTATGGCCGCTGGCAATGGGCCGATGCCTACGCGATCCGTCGATGGATGACCGCCTGGGCGGGCCCGGGGCTCAACTTCGCGGTATCGGCGCCGTGGCCGCTCGTGGTCCCGCCCGACCCGGGACCAATCCCGCCGCCCGACCCGCTCCCGCCGGGAGCCTGGGCGGGCCCATCATGGAATGGAGGTTCCTGGTAATGACGCTCGCGTGGGCCTTCCGAACG